AAAAGTTTAATGAAACATATAATACTACTTTAATTGTTTCAACTGATACAAAAAATATAACGTCATCATATCATGTTATCGATTCAGATTTAATTATAAACTCTGAAACTGCATCTATTATAAGTGCAGAAAATATTGATAATTATACTGGATTTTTAACTAACAGTACTTCATATACATCAACACCATATTCATATGATATAGTTTATCGTTATAATGGTGCATGGGTAACAGGATCAACTCCATATTGGACTTCTGAAGCAACTGTTCCGACTATCACCGGATCAAGAATATCTGAAATATTTAAAACAATGATTAAATCTTCTAGTATTAGTATGGAAGGATATGGTTCTAGCACATATGGATCTTCTACATATGGTAGTGATGCAAGTTCTGGAGTTATAAGATATTTTAATTTAACTAGTTCATTTGCAGAAGTACAAGATTTTTTACCAATTGGAACTGAGAATCATAGATATAATGGATGTAAATTAATAGGTAAAGATTTTAATATAGAGCCATCTAGATTTACTGGAGATTTTAAAACAGTTGATGGCGGACCTGTAGTAGAATTCACAGATGTTAATTCAAATCAAATAACGATTAGTACTCCAAGTAATGAAGGTAATTTTGTAGTAGAAAAGATACGAGAAAGAAAACAACGAAAGAAAAAACGAAAATCTGGAGAAGAACCAGAAGAGTTTTTTAAGTAAAAAATAACAAAAATTTTATATGATAATATTTATTAAAAATAAAAGGTACATACAATGGGATATTTAAATAATAGTACAATTACAGTAGATGCTATTTTAACTAAAAAAGGAAGAGAGTTATTAGCAGCTGGTAGTTCTGACTTTAATATTACTCAGTTTGCATTAGGCGACGATGAAGTTGATTATGGATTATGGAATATTAATCATCCATTAGGATCAAGTTACTATGGAGTATTGATAGAAAATATGCCATTAGTAGAAGCAATACCTGATGAAACTCAAGCATTAAAATATAAATTAGTTACAT